TTATTGTGTATTAACACAATACCCCTTGTATTTATCACAAAAAACACTAGCTGAATCATTATCAAAATGTTGATTTGTTATACAGTTTATAATTTCCTTTGTAAAGTCATCCGCGCCTTTTAATAAATATCCGATAGCAAAACCATTTGCTTCATGTTCCTCTGGTCGTTTTGAATAATCACTTATACTGAAATAATCCTCTATTGAATATCCTAATTTCATAAACTGTTTTACATGGTAGAATTCATGAGCAATAATAAATTTCAAAAAAAGCTCTGAAGCAATATCTACAAGATGTTGATCAAAGATTCTTCCAAACAATCGCTCACTTTCCTTAGTTAAAGGTTCAACTAGAAATTCCACTCTTATAAGACTTGTCTTATTTTTATTTGGAATACAAGACGCTGGTGAACCAAAAATATTGGCGTCTATCTTAATAGGTAAATTAACATCCTCAATATTTAAAGCGTGCCTAAGTTCTATTAGAAAGTCCCCTTCTAATAATTTCTTTAGAACGGTTTTTAACTGTGTAGAATCAATACATCCCCCAAAAAACGCCATATAAATCTCCATTCCCTAATATATTAAATAACAAATTATATCAATTAATATTTTGAAATCATTAAATTTACAATAAAACTAATTATCTTTTCTTCTATTTTCATCTGCTTGATTAAATTGCAATAAAGCAATAACAAATGCCATTGCCAAAGCACATACTGATATAAAATGACTAGCTTTAGAAACATGATCGTTTTCAATTATAGATATACAATAACAATACATAGCAATAGTGAAACAAAAGATTGCTACGAATGCCATTAAACTTAAAATAATTTTAAATGAAATATTTAATAAAAAATTTCTGTACCAACGTTGTTTAAATAAATAAAAACAAAATAAAGGTAATAAAACAAATAATATTTTAACGTTGATATGGATACTTATTACATGCTCATTAATAATATATAACAAGAAATAATTTAAGACATACAACAAGATTATTAAAATAACATTTACTAATTTATTTATTAAATTCTCATATTTATTTATATTTTTTTTATAAAAAGAATGAGATGTAAAGAAGCTTAGTAAGCTGGCCCCAATTGGAACACCTACAAGTATTCCTAAAATCAAGACAAAATAATAAACACTATTCATTTAAACTATCATTCCTATAATATTTATTCTTTTATTTATCTCTCACAAGCCAAACCGTCTCCATCTCGATCATGTTTCTTATCGTATGCTGGATGCGATGAATTAACTCCGTCAGGATACACTTTCCTTAGTTCTGTACAATTTTTAAAACTCTCTCTTGAAGGTTCACTTGGTGTTGTTATAGGAGTTGTAGTTGGTTTTTCTGTGTAGCTATCCTCCACTGGTTCACATGCCCATCCATCATTATCTGCATCATGTTGTAATTCATAAGCTGGGTGACCACTCATTACGCCTCCCGGATAAACAGCTCGTAATTCTGTACAGTTTTTATAGGATTCTTTGACTGGTTCTGTAGGTTTTGTTTCAGGCTTCTGCTGAGAGGGTTTTGACTCTGGTACGTTGAACTCCTCAGCAGCAACATTATATGTCTTACCATTAGTTGTAATTACGATTGTACCGTCGTGAGCTGTTGAATACACTTTACTTCCCACGCTCTTTAGATTAGTTAAAACCTCATTATGTGGATGACCATAGCTATTATCCTTACCATAGCTTAATATTGTTACTTCAGGTTTAACTGCTTTTAAAAATTTTGATGATGTACTTGTATTAGAACCGTGATGCCCAGCTTTCAAAATCTGTACATTTAAAGAATCAAAAGAATTGGTAAGTAATTCTTCCAAGTCTTTACTTGCATCTGCCATTAGCAAAAATTCAACGTTTTTATATCCTGTTTTTAATACAATTGAAGCATCATTTGTATCTACTGCTTTGGCATCAGAATATAACGATTGTAAGTAAAAATCAGAAGTCCAATCACCTATTAAAATTTCACCTATTTTAGGTTCTATATACTTAATATTTTTTTGCTCTACAAGTTTTAAAAGTTGAGTGTATGTTTCTGTAGTATGAGATTTACCACTATTCACAAACTTACCAACAGAAATTGAGTTTAATACCGATATTAATCCACCAACATGATCAGCATCAGGATGGGTTGCTACTACATAGTCTAGCTTCTTAACACCTTTTAATTTTAGGTAATTGACAACAGTCTTTCCTGCTGATTTTGGTCCTCCATCTACTAAAATATTCTTTCCATCGTGAGATTGAATAAGTATAGAATCGCCCTGACCTACATCAATAAAATGAACCTTCAATTCACCTTTTTTAGTTGGTGCTTCTGGAGATGTTTTATTGGCATTTTTCCCTGACACTACAGCATCGATTGAATCAGCGTACTTTTTAAAGTCAACATCGCTCATATCGCCATTCATTTGTAATAAAATTAATCCATTTTGATGTGTGTGTGAATAGAATAACGGACCCATATCACTTAATCCATCGTAGTATCCTTTAGCTTGTGTTAGACTTTTAGTGTCCTTAAAAATAAACAACCTTCCACCAGCATCCTCACCAAGCGAAGGAATTAATATTCGTTTACCTTCTTTGCGACCATTTCCAAATTCCTTATTAGGTAAATCTGAAACAGCACCTACTTCTAATCCATCAGTTTTAAATTGATTAATGATATATTCTGTTGTGATTGGCGAACTATTATCTGTGCTTTTTTGAGCAGCTTCTGTATTGATTGGTAGCGCCAAAGCAATTACTAGAATAAAAGTTAAAAATGATAATAATACTTTTTTCATAAATCTCCCTCCTTCAAAATAATTATACATATTTGGTTACAAATTGGTATAATAGTATTAAAAGATTTTTATTTATACATAATTACGCAGGAGGAATCTTGTAATGCATAGTAGGTTTTGGACTATTTTCTTTTTAATCATCTTCTTTCCATTAGGTTTATTTTTAATGTGGAAGTACGGTCATTTTACTAAACAACTACGTGTCATTATTACTTTATTTTTTGTCATTATTGTATTACTATCTTCATGTTTTGGTGGAACAAACAGGGCAAAAGAAGAAGAGTTACTTAAGAAGGAACAGGAGTTAGAAGAAAAAGAAAGTAAACTGATTAAATTAGAAAATGATTTAAAAGTAAGAGAAAAGGATATTGATCAGAAAATTAAAGATTACGAGCAAAAAATTGAAGAACAAAAGAAGTTGGAAGAACAAAGAAAATTAGAAGAACAAGAAGATGAACGTAAAAAACAAGAAGAGATAAAGCAACAAGAAGAGCAAAAAAAGCTTGAAGAAGCACAAAAACAAGAAGCTGCTCAACAAACTACTACAACAGCCACACCTCAACAAAATTTAAACTTCAGAAATTGCAAAGAAGCTAAAGCAGCAGGTTACTCGAACATTAGAAGAGGTGAACCTGGTTATTCATCAAGACTCGATAGAGATGGTGATGGATTAGCTTGTGATAAATAATTTCAAGTAAAAAAACCAGGTACTCATTCGAGCGCCTGGTTTTTAGTATATTTCTTCAGGTACTTTATCAAAATTAAATCCTTTAAAGGATGTGATTCGTATAGATTCTGTACTTGTATTTTCAAGATAGATTGATGGCAATTACAATTTCATTTTGTCATTAATATGATTAATCAATAATTTTTCTACTTGAGTCTTTAGTGCTTGGTTGGCATATCTAAGCATGACATCATTTCCAGCAGTTGCTATTTGTACATCGCTGAAATATTCATCTACATTAGTCCATCCCATAATTCGTATCTTTTGTTGCGCAAGTTCCCTTTTGAGATCAAAATATTCTTGGCGCAACTCTTTTAAAAGGGCATCCATAAGGGGAAGAAATACAACTTTCATTTTAAATTGTTCCGTTTTTTGATAATCAATCTGCAATGATTTAATTGCTAGTTCTATCAGTAAATATTTGTGTAAAAGCTGGCGTTGGTCAGGTTTAATCATAATAATCAGCTTCTAATTGAGCTGACTGTATGTTTTGAATTGGAATTCGTTTTGTTTTAAGTAGTGTATCAAGTATGAGTTCATTAGTATTAAAATTAATTGTTTTGATAGTTCCAGTCCATTGTATGATTTTGTTGTCCTGCCACGCTTCTAATTTAATGTCTAGATGCTGACTAAACGCTTGATCAATTGTTTGTTGTATTTCTTCTAGTTCCCATTCAGCTAGTTCTCTCGGCTGCTCTGTGAAGCCTTTTTTGTATTCCCTAAGTCCATCCAAATGTTCAGGCATCATCATGGATGCCCATTTAATGTTTCCACGGTCTTTTATCATCCAATCACTCCTATGCTAAATGCCCACCAACTAAACGATCACGGTTTATAGCTGTCCCTGCTCCGGTAAATGACACAGCACGTAATATTGCAGTTGATCCAAATTTATTTCTAATGGCGTCCATGGTAGGGCCAATCAGCTGCCTTTGTGGCTTTCGTTCATCAAACAAATCTAATTGGATACTGTGCTCGCGATCTAAATTGGAAATACGGACAGAAAGCTGTCGGGCTGGCTCCCCTGCAAAATGTTCATCGAGTAATTCAATACAGACTTTATACATTTCAAGTGTTTCATTAGTAGGCACCCTTATTGTTTTAGAACGATGAAATCCTTTCGTCATAGCATTGCGGCTATACGATAGACCTAAGCTAATGGTGCGGCCAACAAAGCCTGCATCCCGTGCTCGTTTCATCACATCCTCGCACATTTCAAGGAGTACTACTGATATTTCTTTTCGTGTGTGATAATCTCTCATCAACATTTGACCTTTACCAAAGCTTAGTGATGGATTCTTGACTAAAGGTTCACCTAGTTTAGATAGGTCAATGCCCCATGCATGGTGATACAATTGATTGCCCATAACACCAAACTGTTTTTCTAATTCATCTAAATCAGCATTTGCCAATCCACCAACCGTTTGAATGCCCAGTTTATTAAGGTTAGCCTCCATCTGCTTGCCAATACCCCACATTTCAGATAGTGGTCGTACAGGCCACAATTTTGTTGGTACATCCTCATAAGTCCATTTAGCGAAGCCTGTTTTTTTAGCATCCATGTCTAAGGCTAATTTAGCCATTAGCATATTTGGTCCCATGCCTACAGCACTTGGCACATTAAATTGATCAAGTATCGCTCGCTGGATTTCTTTTGCGGTTTCCTCTGCTGAACCCCACAATTTTTCAGTGCCAGTCAGATCAACGAAGCTTTCGTCCACACTATAAACATGTATAGCATCCACAGGTACATAATTAGCGATAAGTTTTGTGATGGTCATAGACATTTGAAGAAAGAAGCTCATCTTTGGCTCAAACAATTTTATATCAGGATGTTTAGGAATTTCATAACGACGATTCCCTGTCTTAATTTTAAATCGTTCTTTCATGACTGGAGATGCAGCCAACACCACACTACCTGGTTGACTAAAATTGCCGACAACTGCAATTGGGTCCTTTAGTATATCCAACCCCTCTAACATGGCGATACAGCTGGCATAGAAGCTTTTCATATCGATACAAATGATTGGTCGATTCGGCATATTCTCGTAGTTCATACAACATCACGCTCTTTTCGAATAACAGGAGTAACAGCGAGTATATTTCTGATTAAAAATGTACGCTTTGTTTGTCTCATAAAACAGAATGCCTGAAATGAATCACCAACGATTTTAATAATTTTTACTCGCCTTTTTGTTACAGACCCATTTTTAGATACATACATCATGTTTACTAATTGATTACGCTGCATAGCTTTAACAAGTTGTTCTCTCATCAATGTTTCCTCCTAATACGTGAAATGTTCCCCATTTATAATTTATACAAGAACACTTGTTTGTATACATAATAGAACAGATGTTTGTATTTTGACAAGATAAAATTTCTGGAAATAAAAAAGGCTATCGTATGATAACCTTTAAAAACTTTCTTTGAAATTGACAGCTATAATATTCTCATCTCTATGGACCATTCTGATTACGTTGTAACCCTGTGCTCGTAAAAGATTTAGAGCAACATCGTCTGTTAGTGCTTCGTGTTCTTCGTGTGTTAAATGCAAGCTTGATAAACCTATAATTGGTAGATTGTCAGGCTTGCGTTTGAATAAAAATTTTACTGGTACTATTATATCGTAATTCATAATCCACACCCCTTTTTACAGATATTTCTACATATTAAGTTAAATCCCTTCCAATATTCGATTATCAACTTTTATTCTATATACAAAACATCTCATTTTTCCTAAAATGGTATTGAAAGGGAGTGGGTGAAATAAAAAAAATAGTGGCAGTAATTGCAATTGTACTAGTAGCACTTATAGGAATATCTTACTTTTTGCTAGATTCAAAATATGAAGAAGGAGTCATAGTAAACGGGTTTCCAGTACCTAAAAATGCTGAAGTAATTGGGGAAGATGAGCTTATAGATATTGAATCAAATATATCTAACTCGCTATATTTGGATTGGCCAAAAGTGACGAATGGGATTCCGTTTGACTATAAGCTTTTAATTATGTTAAAAGGCTGGAAAGAGGTCGACAGTGAAACATTTGAAGACGGGGACACATTAAGGGTATATACAAAAGATGATGCTGAAATTAAGCTTACAACTACGGAAAGTTCTATAGGTATACTGTTATCTATGCCTAATAAAAAATAATTAATATTTAAGTTAAACCAAAAAAACCCAGGTACTCACTTCTAATTGAGCACCTGGTTTATTTGTTTGAATGATTATTTTAATAATCTTTCAACTTTTATAACTCCTAGCATAACGGATTCGTACGCAAAAAAAGTAGCAATTTTCACATACTGAAATGCAATGCTAATTCTTAGCCTTCAAACTTAATCACAAAATTTGACTGTTTAACTGATTAAAGGTTTTAACTTCCGATTTAATGTACCTAAGCCACTGTGCTTTGCGAATGATAATAATTCATGAACCATTTCCATAGGTATTTGTGAATAATTATCATGCCAAGTTTTTGTTGCCTCCCAAGCTTCTCCTATTACAAGGGATCTAGTGTCACTTACATATCCCAAAACTTTATCTAAAGATTCCGCAACTATTTGGAATAATCTAGGGGGCATCCTTTTGAAGTCATAATGAATAATGATATCTAAAATAATATTAAGATATTTATCATACATTTCAAAAGCACCATTCCGAGAGGATTTATTCCAAATTTCACCAATACATTCAGATAAAAATTGAATATATGGAGATATCATGTGATATTCAAAATCTGATAATACCTTAAGTAAGGATACTCTAAAACCTTGTTGAGTTACAAACCTTTGTTTTAAATCAGCATTATTCGTTTCTAATAATCTTATGATTCTTTCTAATTTTTTCATCTGAATATCATGTTCATATTGCTTTTCTATAATTTTTGAACACAATTCATTCAAAAAAGCTTCAATATCGTTAGTTTCGATTACAATATTTTCATTTACATCATAATATGGTTCATCTTTTGGAGAACTAGTCCAAAGAACTTGAATTATTTCATAAGGAAATTCATCTTCGACATTGTAAATATTTTTCGACCAATCTAGCGAAGATAATACATTCATATCACCTAAACTGTATCCTAAAACAAGAGTTGTTGATTCGCGAATTGTCATAGCTAACTTTGACTGTCTATATTCGTTCGGCCTAAATAAAGGTATGTAGTCATCTTGAGTAATAATAATTGATTCAGGATCAATTCGGGTACCATGAAGGTGATATATCGGCGTTATTCCTTTAGGTGCTGATAAATAATTCAATGGATTCAAACTTTTACATTTTCCTGTGAGAATTGATTCAATTACTAAATCATAATTAGTAGTAATTATCCAAGCAGGATTTAATATATCAAATATTTCCCTAAATGATTTTATTTTTGCCTCTTGAGGAAGCCAAGTCGACAATTTACAAATCTCTTGTTTGAATAAAAACTTCGCATCTTTATAACTTATACCATTTCTAAGAGATAAATCTTTACACATTTTTGTTGCAAGTTCTGGAAGAGATACCCCAACTAATTTATCATTACTTGGGAAATCTAAGCCAAAAGAGTTACTTACTTTTTGTATTAATTCAAACCATCCCATTGCACTATAAACTCCGTCATCAATTACAGCTTTAGAGAAACCAGCTCCTATAAACATACCTAAATTACCATAACTAAATGATGTAAATAATTTTTCAAATACAACATCTCTAGTAATTTCATTAGACAAAACATCCACATCCTTACATTTTTATGTTATTATCTCACATTTATACCAAAAGGCAAGATAGGATTTAAGGCTTATGAGTTTTAATGATAATTACTAAACTTAGCCCAATAACAAATTAAACTTATCGGACTAAGTTTTAACTTCTCTTTCTCCAACCTGAATTATTAAACGTGCTAAAAGTTAATAACCACATTTTAAATTATCTTTGTGAAATAATAATTTTCAATCCTTCAAAATCTCCACCAGTTAATGTACCAGCATCAAATTTATCAAGCCATGATTTATTTATCTTCCCTTTATCTACAGCCTGTTTAATGTAATCACGTACTGCTGCTTTAGTTGTTGGGTTTGTAAATATCATTGTATCATCATCCTTTTCTGTTGGTTTTTGTGATTCTTTTGGTTTCATAGCTTCCTCTATGCGTTTCAAAAAGCTATTCCAACGATCTTCTGCCAATATTCGGTGAGGACAGTATTTACCGTTCCAGTCCTGATGTTTCTTCACTCTCTCAATGCCCCAGCCATATTGTTTCAATAATTTAGCAATGTACTGAACAGCATTTTCCTCAGCTACTCCGTATCGAACACCACCACTTTTGCTGTAGCAAATTTCTACCCCGATAGATATACGGTTACCCTTCTTGTGTAAGTTAGGATCTGTACTACCTCCCCCATCACCACAATGCCAAGCGTTACGGTTAAAAGGAATTGCTTGAATAACCTCTTTATCATCTACAGCAACATGATAAGATACCTGAATGTTATTATTTATCATATAAGCAATTTCGTTAGCAGCTGGTGCGTCATTCGCTGTGTTGTGTACTGTGATATATTGAGGCACCATTGAGTATGGCGCTTTGATTGAATATTTGCTTGCAGGTAGAAAGGTTTGTTTGAAAGTATAAACCATCATTTATCATCCTTTGGTTTTTCATATTTTAAAGCTTGTTCGCTATCACTCGTACCTTCTGTAGTCGGATCAACAACCACGCCAATTAGCACTAAAAAAGCGAGCACAGTGTTAAATAACTCTGTAACTCGCTCATTATAAATTGTTGTGTCGTAACCGAATAGCGCACCGATTTGTTGCACTAACAGTAATAGTAAAGCAAATGCTGCCACTAAGAATGGTTTGTGTTTTAAACGTACTTTCCAGTTGATTTTCATGTAAGTTCCTCCTAAAAGATGTGTTTTTCCATACGGTCCATACGGCCTTCAAGTGACGTTAAGCTTTTACTAATTTCTCTCATCGCATTAGCTTGTTCACCTTGTGCTTCTGTTAACGTCTCTAAATTTTTAAGTAGTCGTTCTTCGCGCTTATTGGAATTCCAAAATACATAAACGACTAAGCAAATACACAAGATTGACCACACAACCTGTGAGTTTGCTATATGACTTGCTGCTGTTACTGCTGATACAATATCCATTCAATCACCTAACCTTGCCCTTTTTGTGTAAATAAAAGCCATGAGAAGCATCGAGATTCAGTAACATGTACCGTTGCCCTCTCGATTGTTCTTACAGCGCATAATAAAAAGCACCCTCAGTCGAGAGTGCTTCATCAAGTTATCTGAAATACCATTCTTTTCTTAATTCAATTTGTTTTTGAATTCCACCAATTGTTCTTTGAAATCCAGCAGCAATATATGGAGATATTTGCTCCATTTCTTCACGATCTGATATTGATTTTGATAAATTATCTAGAAATGCTATTTCCTCATCAGTGTATGGTAATCCACTGCGTGATGTGTTTGAATATGTTGTAGACATTCTACCACTCCTTTCGCCCTTTATTAATTTCGGCAAAAGTTAGTTATTTCCTTCTTTGCTAGGTAACATTGTGAGATCTTTATTTATACTTATTTTACATTAAAAATTCTGCTAATTTAGTTACAATCGGTGTTGCCACAGTAATATGATCTGCAGCGTTTGACATAAAATTTTTATACTTTTCAGTAAAAGTAGTTTTACCTACAGATTTTTCCATATCATTTACTAATTGTATTAAATTTTGCTTCACATCTGATTTCTCAAGCTGTTCCAAAGCTATTCTTAATTCGCTGAAAACATTAACTTCAGTTGAGATGATTCTCATATTAGCGGTTGAATTCTCTATTTCTCCATCATCCATACTTCCTACTAAACCTCCAACATTAGTAGCAGAACCGTTAATAAAAATTGTCCCTTCAGCATGAGAGTTTACTATTTTACCACCATTCATATTCCCAACCAAACCACCGATATTTGTTTTCATAGTCTATCACCAATCCTTTCATTATTAATATCTCATACGAAAGGGAATGGAAAAAGTTTCATATAATAAAAATAACGATAAGCCTATGCTTGCGTTTCTGTTTGTGTAGCTGATACTGGCAACACACTAATTATAATGTGTTTATTAATGATAGCCCCACCAATATTCACAAAGTTAATCTTCTGGTCATTGAGTGTTGCTGTAAACGCAGATGTATCAAACTCAGCATTCGTTAAGTTAATTGCTTGGCCGTTGTTTAGTTGTACTTGATAATCCATTATACCAATCTCCTTTAAATTTGAATTATATTAAATCGACATACCCTTGGGTCGTGCCGTTGACTTGCACATATAACCTTTTATTCGAATACGAGATACCTATACCTGATGAATTAGCACGAGCTAGCCCTGACACTGATGTTGTTTGTGGTACATGTAGGGAACCGTAAATCGTATTCTGACCATTCATTTCATTGTTAGTGCCATTCAGTCTGACGTTTGATGATGATAATTCGAGGTAACTACCTGTGTACTGGATAACGGAACCTGAACCGAATACAACCGATTTAGAACCACCACCATATTTTCCTAGATATAAATTATTCCCTACTGTAGCATCAGTGCTAATGTCAATTGTGGCACCTTCTATCCTTCCGGCATAAATCGTCCCTAAGTTACCACTTATATCAGAAAGAACACTGACAGCACCAACTAAATTGATTTTTGAAGCCTGAATAGTGACTGACGTTGATGTTTGGTTAATCAACGATGCTATTGTATTACCGTTGTAATCTGTTTGAGAAACCTTACTAATGATTTGACCAGCTTGTTGAATGATCGAACTTTCAGCAGTCCCCAGTCGATTGTCTACACTCGATACACGGGTTGATATCTGCCCAACCTCAATAGATAAAGAAGACACTTGTGTTTGAGTGCTATCAGCTTTACGTTCTACCCTTGTAACCTCTGCTGTTATGCTATCAGCTCGGATGTTGAGTTGAGCCACCTCGTTAGTAATACGGTTGTTCACGCTTAAATTAATGTTATCAGCTTTAATATCAATAGCTGCAATACTATGGTTGATACGTTCAACTTCTAAACGAATATTCGAGTCTGTTTGCGTAAAGGATGACCGATATTCCTTAATGGACTCTTTCAAGATCTCTTGTGTTTCAGTTAATTCATCTGATAATGTTTGAGGTAGTGCATTCCCGATAACTACGGCCACTGTCTTGAATTCATCTGTTTCTTCATCAATAACTTGAGTGACCTCTAAAATACGAGTCTGCATTTCATAATCCCAAGGCTCATAGATTAGCCAGATACGCTCCCCGAGCTGTTTATCCAAAAGTTCAACGGAATTCAACTCGATCGATAATTCCGGCTGATCTTTCAATGATTTTCGAGCCTTATCCATTAAATTCTCTGAATCTGAAAACCGTTCATCACTTATATCATCAGCGTCTCGAATACCCCATTTAGCAGCCTGTGGTGACGTGTATCTGATGATAAGATTGTCTTTACCCTTGGCACTAATGCGCGTCCTTAGGTTATCAGTATTTACTGATTTCGATAACTCAATGATGTTGTCCCCATATTGGTATACAAAATCATTGTCAGGACCAAGCATCTTGCTGAAATGGATGTTACTGTTTGAAGTAATCTCGTACTCACACTCAAATGCCTCACATATTTGATTCACCAATTTAACGATATTGCCATTGCCAAAAGCCTCTATATAGCCATCCTCGTTAAAATCACTTGTGAAGGTCCAGTTTGTATTACGCAATGCAAAAGTAGCAAATTCATTTAAGGTTTTATGTCCTCCGTTGGTACCTTCTTGCCTGCGCCAAATGTTATCAAAGAAGATATGTTGAGCCTTTACAGATTTTACATTTCCTCTTGATTTTCGTTGTAGCTGTTTAATCCGAAATTGAAAACCAACAGCTTCAATAACCCCTTCTTCTGTGATCAAATGAAAGGAATGAGGGTTATCATGTTCGCTTGCATCTAAGGTTAGTTCAAAAACGCCATCGATGTTTTTCCTCACGACCGGCTTGTCTCTGCATACTAAAGCCTCTGTTAAGGTTCCTTCATAGTTAGTGATTGATAGCATCGCATCACCTTCTTTCACAATAAAAATACGCTACTCGGTGTGAGTAGCGCTTACGTTGAATTTATTTTTGTAAATTATTAATTTGTTCAATCAGAAAATTTTTTGCAATATTAAGAGTTCCTATAATCAAATCTCCTTGAATTGACTTAATATATGCATCATAAAATTTCTTCTGTTTAGGATTAGGATTGTAAAGAGAAAAATCAGCCCACAACCACTCATTGAAAGTTAATGTTCCAAATTTCCTGATATTTTCATAAGATAAACTAAAAATATTCATATTATGTTTATTTGCATTGAATGCAAATCTCAAACCTAATAATATTTCCTCGATGTTATTTTTTTGTTCTTTTATTTTTTCTTTATATTCTTTTTTAAACTTTGCAAATAATAGATCGTTGGTGTTAATTATCCAATATAAAAGTTCGCTAGTACTTCTATAAACTTTTTCTATATCATTTTTCTCAACAGCCTTTAATAATGATTTATATCTTTTAATTAAGCAAGACTTATTCGCATTCATTCTTGCATAAGATGTTACATTTAGCAAATCTGATCCCATAACTATATTTCATCTCCTTTAACTATTAAATTCAACAAAAGAAAATTATTGCCTCTTAAAATGACACTAAAAATAAAATATACACTAATACCAACTACACTTAAACACCTTCTGTAGCTGTTAAAATGTAATCCTCAACAGCAACACGGTAATCTTCATTTGTTATGTCATCAAGGACATAAACAGCATTTGTCTTTGGATTTAGACCACCCGACATAATACGCTCTGCTGCAATACGTACAACAATTTGATTAATCATTATAAAATACCTCCTTCTTTTGCATCGGTTTGTAATAAAAGAATATCTTCTTGTAATTGAGTAATTTGCTTTTGTTCTTCTGTTGGTTCAGGTTCAGGATAATACTCAAATATAGGTTCTTTTGTTTGAGGATTAATTGAAGCAATGTAATGTTTCAACGAATCATAAGAATTGACTTCTAAGTCCACGTATCGAATTTCTCCTTCTATTTCTTCATGTTGCACAAGTATCGGAGATTCCCATATCTCTCCTGTTTGCCATAGAATTTTACCTGTAGAATCAAAGAAAACTCTGTTTCCTCTTGAGAAGTTCATTTTAATACCACCTTTCTTATCTAACCAACAATGGTATATTTATAATTCCTAGACGCTATTGGAACTGGCATAATAACTGTCCACTTACCGTTCAAACTCGTTACACTAGCTACCATCAAGTATGTCGACTGTCCAGTCGCAGTCGCCCCTCCAAAGAACCCACTTACATGTCTAGATAAGTTAACTCCTAAACCTTCATCCTCACCTATATACAGTGACGAGTATTCTTCTCCATTTCCAGTTAACGTCATTGAAGAAGCACGTATGATTTTGGGTTCAAACGGAATACCTTCGATGGATATATAAGGTTGATATATAGTGTTTGTACCTTTAGCAAACTTAAAGCTATACGTATTTGATGGTGATAATTTCGTACCTGTCATTGTTAGCTTGGCAGGAATAGCATCAATGTTAGCAATCATCGTACTAAATGGTGCATCTTTGTCAGTCGGAACACCCTTACCAGTAATAGCGACTGACAATCCGTCTTTACTATTACCTACATGTGTAAAAATCGACTGTTGTGCAGGGGTGTTATCAGGTATTGTTGCGGTAGAGTCCAACTCAAGAACTGCAGCATCTAAAATGTCGAAGGCGTTACCGTCTTTTGTGATAAATTCAACCTCATAGTAAATAGGGATATTTCTTGAACGTTTAATAATTGTTAGGTAAGGTTGACTATTTTTAATGGCAATAGTTTGATATTTAAAGAATAAAGCATGTTGCGAATGCATTGCTAAAAAATCCATCGTACCATTAACAGATTCATCTTTAGGTCTGTGTACAGAATACAATATTTCAGCAACTCCACCACCCGCAACAGATGGGACATATTTATTAGCTACACGAAGCTTGATGCTTCCACTAAGTGTTATGTTAGGGAATAGTAAACGGAGGTATTCTACATTCACATCATTCCCCCATAAATCCAAATTAAAATACCTAATGGCATGATTATCGTTGATTTTAACAGTGCCATTAGCATTAGGTTTACCTGACTGAATTTCTGACCAATCTGCACCATTTTTAATCTCTAATTTTTCATCAACGTAACGAATACCATGCACACCATCCTCAGACAATATCTCATGATCCAAATGTTCAGTAACTACTTGCTGATTGTTTGTTACAGTTTGCTGTAAATTTGCTATTTCTTGATTCACTTCTGTGAGATCAGCATCCTGTCCAGGAGGGCCTTGCTCACCTTGTGGGCCTTGAGGTCCTGTATCACCTTTCGGACCTTTAATCGTACCAACATTTGTCCAGTCATTTGTAGTATCTGACCACACATATAAATCACCGTTAATTAAGTAGGCATCCCCTGGTTCCCCAAGTGGTGGTAAAGCATTCTCATCTGGCAGTGTTCCTAAAATCCTTACCCCTGTACCTTGTTCACCTTTCTCTCCTTTTTGAACAAACATCGCCCAATCAGCATTCGATAGTACAGGGAATGACGGTGGCTTTACACCTTTATTGTCACGTAAAGCCATATAGCCGTTACCTTCTAAAGTAACAAAGTTGTTCTTTTTATACTGGGTTTCGGTGTTCCATTCTTTTAAATTTACTAACCCTTCTACATTCGGCAAAACTACATTAATTGCATCAGTAGCTGTTTGCGCTGCTTGCGTCGCTTGATTTGCGTTACCTGTTGCTGTATTTGCATCTTGAGTAGCTTGTACAACATTAACCTTTAATTGAGATAAATTGGACGCTTCTAAATTGGCGTTATTGGCTGCTTCTTGAGCGAGTACAGCTTTTTCGTTAGCGTAATTAGCTTTTTCTTCAGCAAGCAAAGCACTAGCATTCGCTAATTCTGTGGCTGTTGTAGCTAACGCTGTAGCTTCTTCCGTTGCTGTTTTAGCTGTTCTAGCATCTTGTGCAGCTGTTAATGCTTGTTGAATGGAATCATTTAGGCGGTCTAGTAATTCCCCAATGTTTTCACCAGTCAGCATATCGATTTGTTGTTGTAAATTATTAATATAATTCAGCATTTCTTGACGTAAAGCATCAGTCAAACCATTGGCTTCACCGATTAAGGCTTCTAACAGCCCGAAATTATAGTTTAAATCGTCACGGTATCCTTTATCAAAGGAAGCACCGATTTCACGCATACGCGCCATTGTAGCCCTCCTCACTTGTAATAAAATTTGAATTTAAACGATATTAGAAACTGAGTTGCACCACTAATTTGAATGGTGTTCCAGCCAGGATTCAATACCAAGACTTTACGGTTTGTATCTTTGAAAATACTGCTACCGTTTTTAGTAAATCTAGTAGGTGTTTCAAGTTTAATAACATCATTAGCACCACTAGAACCGTTGTATTGCCATTGTGTACCGTTCGTGGTATTTCTGATATTTAGATTGGTACTAGCACCCCGAAACTCTATTTCAAAAAGCATGTCTCGTAAGTTAGTTTTTAGTTGCACATCACCAGCATTGTAAACTCGAAAAGACGTTTCGTTTTGGAATACATATTTTAACGTTGTTGGATCCACTGCAATTAACCCCTGCCCTGTTTGCCATACCTCTTTATCAAAGGTACGCGCATCTAGAGTGGTACCAGAGGACTCAGCATAAGGTAGTTGATATGTCTCGAACTCAACATCAACCTTCCCTAGCAACCCTCTTTGTTCTACTTCATTCATGTTTGTGCGAATCACTTTGTATCGTTTACCTTTTAATATCTCGATATTGGTTGGTAGTTGTGAATTCTCGCCCCATATTTGCCCTGGCAATTCGAACTCATAAGTACTAGTCTTATAGGTTGGCCGTCCTTCGTAGATATAAAAAGGCTCCAAGTCGCTAAAAATTGAAAACAATTTGTCGCGTCTTAGAGCAAAATCTAGTTCGTCAGTTGCTATATACATAACAGACAAGATGATTACCCTTGAACCATGATTGACTGATTCTCGTACTACCCCTGGTCGTCCCTCTACATCAACACTAGATGCTTTCTGGTCAATCGGTCTAATTAACATGTCTTGTGTGATATAGCCCTCTTGTACAAGGGAAAGTGTAGCCCCTGTACTGTATTCGATTAATGTGTCCATTGACTACACCCCTTTACCTATAGTTGTTCGTCTAGATGAAACCCTGTTACTTTGGTTTCTATCAACATATTCACTAATCACGTCACCATCTAATTCCACAACAAAATCCAGTTTGCTAATTAATGCAGCAATCTGTTTTAAGACTCCAATTTGATCTTGACTTGAAGTTAATTCGTAGCTGTTTAATAAATGCGAATCCATACCACCGTTTAGAGCTGTAGACAGCCCGATAGATGCTGCTGAAATATCAGTCTGCATTATATCCGTTAGGCTTCTAACAGTGTTTTCTAACATACCTTTTGTGCTTGCTAGGCCTTGAATAATGCCCTGTCCAGAAAATACTCCTGATTTTTCGAGGACCCTTGATGGCGATTTTATTTGTAACGCTTTACGAATCGTTTTATCGATTGTATTTGCTATCTCATTAGCTTGAGCTTGTAAAGCAGGCACTTGACTAGCTAGTCCATTACGTAAGCCTTCAATAGCATTGATACCAATCTCTTTCATGCTACTAATCATAGGATTAAACTCGTTTTTTGTACCTTCACGAATTTGCTTGACTTGTTCAACCCATTCGTTTTGGTATTGCGTTAGCTTAGATTTCGTTTCTGTTTGTAACTTTTCGATTTGATCTGTCATGTCTTTTCGTTGACCAGTTAATTCAAACTGAGCTTGTTGTCTAGCAATCTGCGTTTTTTCTTTCCAAAGATTTTCGTACTCATTTAGTTCACCTGTGGAAAGTTTATTTAATGCAGAAATCTCTGCTTGTGCATTAGGACCAAGAGCTTGTAACTCAGCGAGTAAGCCTTTATCAATACCTTTAGAGGCTAACATTTGAAGATCAGTTGCCCAATCACGCATTGCATCTACTTGACCACGTAAATTTTCAATAAGTTTGGAACCAAACACATCTGTTTTACGCTCAAATTCATCAAAGATACTGATCGCACTAGTAATCTCTTTAGTACGTGCATCTTCAGCATCTTGGTAAGCTTTTTGAAGTTCTTTTACGCCATCTATTTCAGCCTGTTGGACATCTTTAATCTTGCCAATGTATTCTTCGTTTAATGCAATCAGTCGGTCGTGAATTGCCTGCTTTGTCTCTGCTATTTTGTCCTCATAGTAGATACGTTCCTCTGTACCTACTTTATACGCTTTGACATACTTTTCGTATGCAGCGAGCTCTTGCGTCAATGACATTAAGTTGTACTTCTTACGACGTTCAACGTAATCCTTTTCTTTGTTGAATTGTTCTGTCGTTAACTCGGCCATCGATTTGTTGTACTCGATCTGTGCTTTGATACGTTCCTCTGTACCTTCTTTAAACAAGCTAGTCGCATACTGCCAATAAGCAGCTTGTTCTTTTGTAGACCACTTCTCTAACCCTACCTGATGTTCTGCATACTCTTTTAATTTGTCGTACTGTTCTTTTGCAGATTTGGAACGAATAGCATCAATTTTCTTAGCTTTTTCTTTCTCAATCTTTTCTAACGCTGATTTTTCATCATCATGCAATTTCAAGATTTGGCGTTGTTGAGCAGCTGTTAGCTTTTTCTTTTTGTCACTAGCTTTAGCGTTGATCTCAGCTATCTTATTGTTCGACTTCTTAGTGGCCTCTGCTTTTTTCTTTGCGTACTCTGCTTCAACTGTCTTGATTTCTTTTTCAATTTCACTTGTCTTGGATGCAATAATCTTCTTAGCACTATCCATCATATTTGTTGTGGCTTTTACTGTTTGTTGGAAGTTCGGGATAGCTGCTTTTGACATAGCTTCAGCAGATTTTTTAATATAATCCAGACTGTTGTAGATACCAGTAGCAACTCCTGCAGGAATCCACTTAGCAATCGCGGCCATAACTCTTGACCTTTATACCCTCGGTTTCCCGATATTTAAGTATAGGGAGTAGACTGTCCAATATGGTTACAATGTAACGCACCGAGTATTACAGTCGTTGAACCTTATCCTACACGGATATTTGGCTGCTGATTATCAATTTATTCGACACTTAGGACGCTATTTGCGCTTTTATTTCACCTTATGTCATCTAGTGTATTTTTTCTGTCTTTCGACCACATTCACGCCCACTGTTTCCAGTCACGTTGTAGTTACACCAGCTTTACGATTTCCCAGCAATTTAACTCGTTTTGACACTACCTCACAGTAATGAAAGCCCTAAAAGTTAAGGCGAATGAATGCCTAGCTTTTTACGTAACCATGCTGGCAATAGTTCTGCAAGTTCTGCAATTTTCGCTTTTACTTTTCCGAACCAGTTGTTTATCCCAGTAACCAATCCAGCTACGATATTTTGACCAATACTTACTAGACTGATATTTTCTAAAAACGATTTAGCTGTATTCCAACCGTTAGCGACAGCAGTTTTAACATTATTCATTGCTGTTGTAACAATATTTTTAAAGCCATTCCAAATGGTTTCTATTGTTGATTTAATACCGTTAAGAATAGACGTAATTGAATTCTTTATTCCATTCCAAATGCTTTTAACGACATTAGCTATGGCATTTAAAACACTTGAAATTACGCTCTTAATACCATTCCAAACAGCACGTACAAGACCTGAAATACTTGAAAATAAATTATCTAGGAAGGATGCAATGCTTTGCCATACACTTGTAAAAACTGTTTTGATACCGTTTAAAACCGATGTAAAGAATGACTTAATTCCATTCCAAATCGATGTAATGGTAGTTTTGATTCCATTAAACGTGGATGTGACAATGCTTTTTATAGCATTTAATGTATTAGTGAAGATTCCTTTTATCGCAGTCCAAATACCTTGTAAAAACGTCTTTGCAGTAGAACCAAATGCCTTTAATGGGCCAAGTAATTTACCTATAAAGTAAAGGTTAACAATACCCCAAACTGCTTGTAATGCTCCACCTAATATTTGCTTAATGCCATCCCAAACGCCTTGCCAATCAGCTTTAAATAAGGCACTAAAAGTTTTAATAATGCCTAAGATAATATTAATGGCACCTTGGATAACGTTTTTTATAGCCTCCCAAGTTGATACGATTAAAGCTTTAACGACAGGCCAAATAAACTGCATGATAGCTCCAATGGCTGACATAACAGTAGTAACTACGGTACCAATAGCATTCCAAATAGTAGATGCTGTTGACTTTATGCTTTCTTGATTTTCATTCCAGAATGTAGTTATCTGTGACCATACTGACATTACTAAATCTTTGATCGCTGTTACAGCAATAGAAATGCCTGTTTTAATAGCTGCCCAGGCTGTTTGAACTTGAGACCTAAATTTTTCATTTGTTTGATATAGGCGTACCAAAATCGCGATAAAACCTACGATAGCTAAAATAACCAAGCCAACTGGGCTAGTCATCATGCCAAATGCTTTAACAATAGGCTTTCCGAAATTTTTAATGGCACCTCCTATTTTCGCCATAGTTCCACTGAAATTAGTAAATAATCCTGTAACAAATGGTATTGCCTTACCTATGCCACCAGTAATAGCTGGGCCTAACCCTTTGAAAAGTTCTCTAAAAGCAATTATGTTAGGTACGACAGCTAGCAATACACCACCAATTGAAATAAAACTAGCTAAAAGCACACCGATCACTCGGTTGCCTTCCATCCCTCCATTAATAAACTCTAAGATGTTATTGACGATGTTCATTAGACCAGCACCAACAGGAGCCATACCAATACCTAAATTCATTAGAAACTTAGTTAGGTTTCCTATTAACTGTAGAACGCTAGGTGCAGTTTGCTGTACATAGGATAAGAATGTTTGGAATCCTTGGTTTTGAGATAAACTTGCTGACCACTCTTTAAATCGAGCCATCATATTAGCAAGACCTGACATCATGTCGCTTGATGAACTACCAAATGCACTGAAGAAATAAACAATACCTGCAGTCGCATCTCGGAAGATTGCTCGTATCTTCGGCATGTTCGTATTCACATAGTCCATGAAGGATTGGAATTTAGAACTTCCAGATAATCCGTTTGACCAGTCAGCAAAGCGTGCTGTCATTTCTTCGAAGCCTTTGGCTGTTGATGCTGTTAATGGTGCAAATGCCGTTAACATTGAAAATACACCTTGAAGGAGATTCCCCATTGATCTTGTCAAAATCTTTAACATTGGTGCCCCTGTTGTATTCAAATAGTCTAAGAACTTTTGAATTGGAGGTGTACCAATAGCTTCGTTAAGTTGTGTCATCAAGCTAGATACTGCTTGAGCGCTGGATACAAACAATGGTCTTAACTTTGTAAGTAATGTATTTGTGGCCTGCATTGCACTTGTAAAAGCATTTAACACTGGCTTTTCAGTTTCTTTTACAAGTCCCTGGTAAGTTGATTTCATGTTGTCAAAAGAGGCTTTAGCAGTCTTTTGAGCTGAATTTAACTGTGCGTTTTCCTCAAATAACTTTTTAATCGTGGGTATTGCGACTGCTGCAAAGGCTCCTGCTGCGACACCAGCACTTGCAAACGCCCCTGCTAAAGCAAAAGTGGAACCAGCTAATGTACCGATCATTGGACCAAGATTTGCGATAGCTACACCTACGTTAGCTAGTAGTGGTGCAATCATCGGTAGAACGGCAATTATTGAACCCTGTAACGTGTGTTGCATGAGCTCGCCAAAGGCACGAATATCTGTTGCAATACGTTGTATTTTCCTTTGGAAGTTTTCTATTCGTGCCTCAATTTTGACGACTACTTTATCTCGTACAAGCGCTGCTATACGAGCTCGAATTTCAGCCATTCGACGGTTAAATTCGGATATATCTGCACCAATTTCTACACGTACATCATTTGCCGAAGTGCGAATGGCCTCGCGAACTTGCCTCATACGTGCCATAAACTGCGTTATACGAGCCCCTATTTGAGCAGTGAAGTTTCCGTTCATAGCATTCTCCTCTCCCTTCTATGGCTTCCAGTCTTTCAATGCAGCCATTGCTTTTGCATGTTTCCGTTTCTTAACTTCTGGATCTACTTCTTTTTGATTCATGGATTTTCTTACTTTATCCGCATCAAACAAGTCGCTCTTAGGATTGATACGTTGCTTATTAGTCGCCACTCGATTGAACATTGCTGCGTCTGCTAATGTTTGATAATGGTCGATACGTGCATCTTGAGCCCCTTCCAAGAAAGCTCTAAACTCACTGGGACGCCAAGATAGAATTAACTCTGGATCATAGACCTTTAGATATCTTGCTGCGTCTCGGTAGATTTGTCGGATTTCACTAACTCGATCTGTTTGTTCTCTAATAATTCGGCTCGCGCCGATTTCATCATTTCGATTCCAGCTGCTGCCTGTTCTTTTTCTTCCTCGGATGCTACTGATTCGAATAGCTCTAAGTTCTCCCAGAATGTCTTGACAGCTTTTTTGAAAAAACCCGATTCATCTATTTCGCGGAAAGCTTCTTGGAATAATGGTTCTACATCGCCATCCTCTTCGATTCGCTTTTCTAGAGCTGCTTCAATTTCTGCTTTGCTAGGCTGTTTAGATAAATGAGCAAGTCCACACATCCAAAATGCGCGTAAAGCATCTAAATCAAATTGCAATAAGCCTTGATAGATCTGATTAAATCCACCTGGACGGTTGCCATGTGCATCTAAATCATTGAATTCTTTATCCGCCTTATTTTTAAAAGCAAAAGTAAACTTCGCTGTAAGAGTGTTTTCACCAATTAATAATTGAGCCATTTATAATCATCCTTTTCTGTTTTGTTTTCAATAAAAAAGAGAGCTAATTAGCCTCTCTCGTTCGTTTATACAGTTACTGTCACTGCTGTTGTCGCTGTAAATCCACCATCTACTGTTGTTGCTGTAATTGTAGCTGAACCATCTGCTACACCTGTTACAACCCCTTGTGCATTCACAGTAGCAATTGCTTCATCGCTCGATGAAAATGTCGCTAATCTATTTGTCGCGTTCACTGGTACTACATTAGCGACGATACTACCTGTATCACCTACACCAACTGTCAGTGTTGTCGGATTCACTGATAAACCAGTAACTGCAACTGGAGTTGTTGTTTCTTCACCATTAAACTCACCAGTTTTTTCACCAGGAGCCTCGAAATCATAATCACCGAAGTTAAGTACATCATCTGGTAATGGTTTTAATTCACCTTTCTTAGTTGTATTCAGAACCTGTAAAGTTGCTGAAATCTCCAAGAAATTATCTGTGGGCGCTGATTTTTCTAATGATTCTACGTATGTGTACGCAAATAAAGAATTGTGCTTTCCATTCTTATTGAGATGCTTTTGAACTTCCCAAATTTTTAATTGTGTGCCCTTTTGAATTGATTCTAATACTGCTGTTTGTCCAGGATCATCAGGATTTCCATAAAAGGTAACATCTAGTGATTCTGATAATTGTCCCGGTCCTAATATACGTCCGAATTTCGTTTGTTCATCCGTTAATTCACGCTCATAAGAATGTGTATGTTCGGTTTGATCTCCAATTAAAAAACCCCCTGCGCCTAATGCGTTATCAGTAGGTTGTACTAACAATAAGCTATCTTTACCATTTAAACGTGCCATTGTATCACTCCTAATTAATTTGTACTTTGTAGCGCACTGTTAACACGCCATGTTTAAGCCCTACTTCTACATCATCAAACACTTGCGCCCCGTTCCTAGTAACATCTAATACTGTAAAACCATTTATAGAATACCTTCGTGTAATTAAAGCCTGCTGACAAGCGCTAAGAATTTCATATAGGATTCGTTTCCCTGTTGATTCATCATTGTCTTTTCGCCATGCATGAATCGTGAAGCTAACTTGCTCGCAATTATTTGTCTTTGTATCAAGTGGATTGCTGTATGGCTCTCCAATCGTTACGTAAGGATAAGGTGTGTTTTCATCAGGTGTATCATAGACCTCTACTCCAAGCGCCTGTAAATGTGGGCTCGCTTTTAACTTTTGATAAATAGCTGTCTGTATTTCATAAAACGGAAGTATAAAATAACTCATAGTCCCAACCTCCGCATTTCTGTTTTAAAGTATTCACCACCAGCATCAACAGCAGGGCCCCAAAAAGGTTGAGCTCTGTTACCACTACTAGTAACCCAATGTCCTAACTTTTCGCTGTAATATACCCAAGGGATTTTCTTAGCACGACTTCCTCCTGGACCCTGAGCATAGATACCAGTACCGAATTCAACCCAAATTGCATAGTTTGCGCCAACAGTAACCTCAGCGTTGTACTTTCCTAGCATTTTCATTTCAATAGAATCTTTAAGGCCACTATCATCCACTGGAGCAAGCGCCTGAGCTTGAGATTTTATTAATCTAGCTGTCTCATATACGATGTCAGATACTTTATCCAACAGTCCTTCTTCAAACCTTTGTGCAGCCCTCATTAATTGGCGACCTGAGTAAGTAATCCTAACCATCTTTCTTCATCTCAATGACTTTAGCTTGAATGGTAACTTTATTTTTAAAAATCTCAACTTCACTTTTATGTGTTCCAGATTCAACAACCATTTTTACAGATACAGCGGTATTAAAGATACTGCTAGCCATTTGTCCATCCCCTTTCTATGTCACTAATTTCAAAGCAACACGCATAATTTCATGTTGACCACCTTGATCTTCAGGATGTCCAGCAAAGGCATACATTTCACCTTCAAAGCTTAATCGCATATCCGACTTTAAGTCAGTGCGATAAGGGTAATACATAAAGCGATCTAGAGGATTTTGTACTTGATGCGCCAATAATCTCTCTTTTGATGTTGGTGTATCCACAAATACCTCCATAGTATCTACTGGAGACCATTCTGTTTTAAAGCCACCAGCACCATCGGATACCTTACGTTTCTGAACTACTTCAACCTCATGAGGAAATTCATCGTAATGCATGGAATCTCACCCTCTTATATGGCCTTAGATATGTCCAAATGGCTTTTGGGAACTCGGTGTCGTAACTATACGAGACAGTCCCCATTGTACGTCCTTTAAGACCAGTTGTTTGAGTATTAAACTGAATTGCTTTAGCAATGAACAACCTAACACCCTGTGGCATTTCTGACGGTTCCCACTTTCCATTACAATGGTCTTTTGCAACATCAAATAAAATAGGAGCCATTGCACGATAAAATCCATCATGCTTAGCTCCTGTTACGTTATTCATTTGCTTTAACTGATCTATTTCTTCTTGTGTTGGTTCCCACATAAGACCACCTACTTTTCTACTTCATCTTCTGACTCTGGTTTCTTAGACGGAACACGTTTAGGCTTTGGTGCTTCTACCTCTTCAAATTCATCAGTACGTAAAAGACGTGCACCGTGTTCCTCAGTGACCGCCCATGTGATATCTGTTTTCAAGTTTTTAACAAACACTTAAAACCCCTCCTTATTGTGGACGTTTAGCTGATAACACTGCTAGAGCTTCAGGACGTGTCACTTTGGCACCGTACAAGTGAAGTCCTTTCACAGCATCTGCAAAACGTTTCTCTGGGCGGTATCCTTCAACTTGAGCTGCTTGTTCAGCATACGTCCAAGCCATATTGTGACCTGCGATGATTTTTGAGTTCGCAACCACTCCAGTGTCTGCTGCAACAGTAGGAGCATTGTTAGATTTCATTAATAAGAAACCTGCTGCACGACCTACAACGCCATTTAATAAACGCTCATCAGCTGGTAAAGAACCTGAACCAACGAAACGATCATCCTTTAACAATAAACCTTCAAACCAAGGTGGTAGAACAGCAAAACGACCTTGAGTTGGCACATTTGATTCATCAAGCTTAGTTGAAAGGTCTACTAGGTATTCATAAGCATTATCCTTTGTCACTTCAATTGGTGTTGCATCAGTACCAATAGTATTCGTAGCATGTACATAATGTGATGCAATAAATTGATCAGCAACATTCGATAGTGCATAAGCAGCTTCAGCCATTGCAGCATCCATTAATTTTGGGTTTTGTTGAATTTTATCAAGATCATCAATCTGGAAATTGAAGAATTTTGATTCAGTGATTTGTAGTGAACGAGTATGATCTGTTAGCTCTTCAGGATCACCCATATTTGAGTTTTTAGTATAGTCACCGATTGTTACAGCACCAATACCATTGATTTTTACAGTGTCACCATAAGCCTTAATTTCACCTTCATAATCACGATTGATTACACCAGCTTGTCCGAATACTAAAGATTTTTGTAAGTTGTGTAATAGTCGAGCTGACCAAATTGTTGGAATAAAGTTTGTAATTGCCATATTATTATTTCCTCCTTACCGATAATCGGTTTATAGTAATTTGTTTTTAACGATTTCATCCCAGTTTGCATTGATTTCTTCAGGAGTCATTTTCAGTACTGCCTCTTTCGTCAATGCTGTAGGATTACCGCCTTTTGGTGGTGGTGGCGTTCCTCCATCTTTGAAGCGTTTATCAACTTCTGCTTGTACAGCCGCATTAAATTCAGCTTCTAAGATGCCTAAATTAGCAGTTGTCTTTTCTGCATCCTCACCTACAAAGAACTCTACTAATTTAGCTGGTAAACTCTTTTCTGTTGCAGTAGACAACGCTTGATTAACCAACTTTTCGCGCGCAGCTTCTTTTTGAGACTGCTCAAATTGTGCTTTTAAGTCGCGTAACTGTTTTGCTTCCTCCGATTCAGGTGGGTAACGCTTGGAAATCTCATCTTCTAATTTCTTTGGAAGAGTTTTAGTTTCGTACGTTTTAATTGCATCAGTTACTCGAGTATCAGCAAATGATTGAAGCCATTTCTTACCCTCATCATTGTCGTTTAGAAATGATTGAACTGATTCAAGTGTCAATGTAGCCCCTTGACCGTTTCCTCCTGATGCTGGCTCCGGTGTAGGTTCAGGCGTTGGCTCGGGATTAGGATCTCCTTCTCCCGCAAGCATTTGAATATCTAAAGGTAATAGAGTTCTTAAATTGAATGGATTTTGATAATATTTCATGTTTTCCTCCTTGCCCAATTTAGTTATCCGTAAGAATCCCTAAACTGTTCAATAGTGTATTTGTTCTCGTTCTTTATAGCGTCTGCGAGAGGAAAGACAAAAATAAAAAGCCATTCAAAGTGAATGACTTGTGTAGGTTTATAACAATTTTTGATTAATATCATGAGAAAAAACCAAGTTTTGAACAAGCATAATAAGAAGTTTAATTACCATTTCTCGTTATTTTTATAATTTTTCAAATGAATATACTCATCATTTTTCATTTTCTTCCAACTACTAATACCGTTCAAAATAAGCATAAAAATTACAAATAAAGCTGAACCCACCATGTAATGACCTAAGTAAAAAATAACAAATGCACCAACCAATAATGATATCATCAGCAATATCGCTAAAATTTGTAATTTATTATTCTTCTTATCATTCATAAAATCCACCTCCTAATTAAATGTTTTTTTGTTATTTCTATACGTTATTATGGTTTATTTTACCACACGATTAAAATTCTTATATAACTTTCCTTACTTAATTACAAAATAATTTTGATTACCCTTGAGAAACTTTCAAACTTCAATTTGCGCTAAATTTTTTCTTCCACTCTTCATAACTCATAAATGGCACCGTTACACTGGGCGGTTTAACCTGTTGATACGCTTTGTTAAAAGCTTGTCTATAAGTTAGACCTTGATCAGACATATAAGCATCAATACGTGCGGCCAATTGCTTTTGGTAAGTATCATCCATGTAGTCTCTGCCTCGCCTGTATTCCGGTAACTTGCCATTCACCATGTAAATCGTATGGCAACGGCACTGAATATCCATCGATGCAATCCCCCATAACCTTGGAGCTTTTGATTTCCACTTACCGTAGTGAAAATAACCATCTTTATCAGCTTTCTGCCCGTCTAGCTTTCTATGAGACTTCCTTACCCTGGTATCAAGTGAGGACATCCAAACCTTAGTTAGCCGTGCTGTCTTGCTCGCCTGTTCCTCAATAGCTAAATCAACCTGTGATCTCACACGGCCACCTTCAGTACGAGCTACTAGAATGGCTTTCTTCCTCGTCCATCCCATAGCATTTTCAATCCTGATAGCCATATCTGTGTAGCTTTCACCAGCCTGTAAACTCTGAGCAATCTCGATGTTTAATCGCCTGATAATGTCGTTCCTATGAGCCTCAAATATCTTTGGTAACGTCAAAAACTCAACAGGATTAGTTAACGCTGCTTGAATCACCTCAGCAGATGGTATTTTAAAGCCCATTTCCTCGCCTGTAGACTGTTGTAAGAGATAAGCCATCAATAAATATCTCTCGATGTAAAGTCGTTCCTCTGACGCTTGTATGAGCTTTATAATCTCTTTGTAGTCAGCGTTTAACTGTTGAGCAATTAACTTCATCTCTTGGTTAAAGCGATTGTACTTATTAACGTCAGTCCAAGTAGCTTGGCTGTTCTTTCCAAACTTACGATGCATCTCCAACATTTGAGCAAGTATCGTCTTTAAACGTCTTACAAAAACAACCTCAATGTCTCTTTCAGCTTTAGCTTCTAAATCATCTAAGATACGATTGATTTCCTGTTGATTCATGACTCTTCAACTTCTTTCGGATCTTCGTTATCCTCATTCAAAGGTTCAAGCTCATTGCCAAACAATTGTGCATCTTTCTGTATCTCTTCAAGTTCATACTCCACATCATCAACAATTGATAACTTAGAAAGTCGTGTACGCTCTGACACTAACCCTTTTAAAGCTTGTGAGGCCTGTGCTTCTGAAAGTAAATCAACCGGTATATTTCGTTTGTACTCATACCAAACTTTCAAATAATCGTCCTTAGAGCAAATACCCTTTTTGGCCCATGCACTACACAAGACTTTGAATTGGTAACGTAAAGCTGTCGTAAACTTTCTCTCCATCGTTTTGCATTTGTTCTCAAGTGCCATTAGTTTATACTTCATAGCTACACCACTTGCATTTCCTGCAAATGATTCATCACTGAAATTTACACTCTTAGCTAAGCGCATGATGTTCTCTTCAAGACGGTTTAAATGATTCTCAATCATTTGATCATTAACATCTTTAGTTAGATATTTAATGTCGTCATTCTCACCCATCAGTTCAAAGATACCTGTCCGTGCCAGTTTGTTTGCATCTTCGTCATCCATCCCCATTCCTTTAAGAACCAGATAGGCCAATCGGAACTGTTCAATTTCATTTGATGCATCAGATAGCGTTCGGTCATAAGCATCGATGAGGTTGTACACCTTGTCTGCATCACCCTGTAGCTCTTCGTTATTAGGAACACCGAACAATGGGCAATAGTCGAATAAGTGCTTCCGTTCATCTTTTAAAACAAAAGGTGAATCAGCATCAGCACGGGTGTAGAGCCTTTCAGTTGCTGCATCGTAAAACACCAGCTGCTCAATCTCTACTTTTTCACCATCAGCATCTAGTTCAGCGCTTTTGAAATATCGTATAGCGTATTTAGGTTCGCTAACATCTGCTGTTTCAGAAAGGATGACCGTTTCCCACGGATCAATGACAGTTACTCTTTCATTGCCATCAGTATCAATGTAAAGCAGTCGTGCTGAATAACCACAAATAGCTGTTTTCTTGCCTGACTCACTATCAAGATCATCAACAGAATTACGCAAATTAAAAAGCTCAATCGCCTCGGATAATTTATCAAGGCCTTGAGCTTGTTTGTCTACTACGTATGAAATTGGATTACCGAACATGTAGCCAACCTTTGTATCTACTATTTCAGCATCTAGTGGATTATTTAAAGTGTTATTCACCTTATCGTCAACACGAACAACATGGTCATTACCTTGAGCGTAATCAGTTGGTTTACGTGTTAAAATTGGTACTGCTGATAGTTCAGCTTTATAGCGATTGTAATTGAGTAATCGTTTGTTCCGTTCAGCCTTGGTTTCTTCTACCAGCTTATTAAGTAATAGAGGCGTAACGCCTTTCTCATCGATATAAGCAATGTATTCGTTCACTGGACCACTCCTTATCGGTTCTTTCCTGTGATGATTTCTTTGTAATAATGCGTATAAATCGCATAGCGTAGAGCATCCAGTACGTCATCCCACAATTTAACTGGTTCTCCTGTACTCGAATTCCACACGTATTGAAAAATTTCATCTTCAAAACGTTTTACTTTATCACGAACAATAAATAATCTTTCCAATTTGAATCGTCTAGCTACTTCTTCAATCCCTGCAACAACTGCTTTCTTTGCATTGAATGCTCGTATTTTTTCGCGTTTGAAACGTGCAACATGTTCTGGTCGAGCTGTATCACAATAAAAGTTGATATTGCCATAACGCTCTTTAATATCTTTCGCTATCTTTACCCAATCATCAATCTCATAATATTGATGAGCATGCTCTTCACACAAATATACATCGCCTTGGTCGTCTTCTGCCAGTACAACAATAGATCCGAAGTGCTCATATCCCCAGTCAACGCCAGCAAAATATTTTACGATATTCTTTTTGGCAAATTCCTCTAAAGAAACATAATGTACTTTCTCTTTAAAATCTTTATATACTATACCTTCTGCAGCTACCCAGCGTCCGTGAATATCACGTTCAGTAAACATACCTGAAGGTGTACTTGCTACAATTGATTCGATATATTCCTCATCTAATTTATCGTTATCAAATAAAGAAAAATTGAATACGCGTATGTTCAAACGACCACTTTCTAAAGTTTGACCATCTTTATCAATGTAGTCTTTCTTGATACTGTGTGCTGGATTCTCCGGGTTTGTATCAATTAATATTCGAGCTCCTGGGTAAGAACAACGTGAAATAACTTCTTTTACAAATGTGTCATGTAATGCGGTTCCTTCATTGACGAAAGCCCCTGCTGCAGTAAAACCACGTGCCTTTTTCCATGAATCTGCTTTTGCCCCATCAAATACATATACTTTATTACCGAAAATCGTAACAGCATTGGCCTTATTGAGCTTTAATTCTTTGCCCAATATCATTTCCATATCATCTAGTACGTTGCGTCGTATACTCGCTTGTGTAGCGCCACCGATGATAAAAGATAACCCTTGTCCTTCATACTTTGAAATATGCATTAAATAAAGCAAGATAAACACAAATGTTTTTCCTGCTCGCTTTGCGCCACTCGCGACTATGATTTTTGGTTTTTCTTTTACGTACGAATCCATAACGGTCTGTTGCTTTTTTGTTAATTCAGCCATTACTCTTCACCAGCCATGCGACGTAACATTTTCGCAATCTCCGATTCTTGCTTATTACTATCAGGTTTTTCCAGTTTATCAATTTCAACTTTTGTTTTATCAATGTTCAACTTGGCTTGCTCATTCTGCAACTGCTTACGTTCATTTTCATTGAGTAAATCCGTATACTTTGCAAGAAATGCAAGTGCTGCCATCTTATCAGCAAGTTTAACTTTGAACATGCCGTCTTTACCTTTCGACAATTCAGTTATGAGCATGCCGTCAATCTCTTCTGAATGATGCATAGAGAATTTTGTATACGTATATGGTACTACTTCTGTTTTCTCAGACTTCTTCGAGCCATCAGGATTATATTCAACTGTTGTCTCTGTTGCTTCCGAATCAACTTGAGTAAAATCAATGAAGTCCGTTATGTCCGCAAAGGCGATAGCTTTATACTTCTCTAACACATCAAATTTATCTAAATCAAGACTCTCAAGCCTTTGCTTTTTCAATTCAGCAATAGTTTCTTTCACCTTAGCATTACTTAGCAATCTACTTCCGTTCGCCATCGCTGCTTGATAGCTGCAATCATACACTTTTTTGTATGCACTTGTAGCATTCAGTGACCGAACATAGTACATACAAAAAAGCCGTTGTTTATCAGTTAATCCGTCCTCTGTTACCAAAGTGGAAATGTCATCTGATTCGGCGACTTTTTCTTTACTTTTTTTCGATTGTATTTTTATCGGAGTACTCCGTTCGCTTGATTGGAGTACTCCGTTTAATTTTCCTTTCCAATTATCCTTTGATTTAGATTTCCATGAACCAATGGTTTTTTCTGATACACCCAAGATTTCCGCGATGGCACGGTTAGTTATTTTACCGTCATGTTGCATATAAATCTCTAGTGCTTTATCGCGATTGGGATCACGAACCCGCGCCATAATATCACCTCTTTAAAAATAAAATCTAAAAATGTATAATTTATATAAAAATTCGTTGGAGGTTTTAGTATGTTTAAACGAACTATAGATAAAGAGCCATATAGTGTATTTCTTTTTTTTTGATATTAAGTTCTTCCTATTTTACAATTTTTTCTATAACTTTTCTTATATGCTATAATACTTACCCTTTGTTTAATCAATCATTAGAATCAATTTTTTACAGTAATATATTGCTTATTGGAATGCCACCAACAGTATCTATCGTTTTATCATATTTAATTATTATTTTTATCCTTTATCGAACTAATAGTTTTATAAATAAAAATTTGGTTTCAAAGGTTAAAGATCTTCTTGCACAAATAAGTGTTTTTCTATTGATATTGGTTAATGCCATTAATTTAATTAATAAAGAATCAAAACTTAATTTAATTCCTGTAGTAGAAGAAAAGTCCGATTTTATCAGTAAAAATATTTTGGAAACTTTAACATTAATGTTTGAACAGATAAATTTAACTTACACAATCCCTATACTATTTAGCATACCCACCATTATATTGTTAGCTATAGAACATACTAGTTTTGCAAGCCAAACTTATAAACATATAAAAGGTTCACATAAGAAAAGCACACGCCTTCCTCTAGCAAAAAGCGAAAGAGTTATTGAAGGTGAGAGAATTGTTTTTGAAATAAAATTAAATATTGCTGAATCCAGGAGACTATTAAATAAATTACATAATAGAGTTAATCAATGATACACTTCCCACCACCTATACCTGAGCTTTAATAGCCTCTAGCTGTCCCTTCCTTAAATCTTTAAAAAACTAAGACAACCGTAACTTTGATTAGTTACCCCATGTAGCAGTTGTCTTAGTTTCGACTCTTATCACTCTCATTATTATTAATACATCTGTTTTTTACGAAATTCGCTTTGTACCAATGTTTAGTTTTTAAGTTTATCTGGATAGTTGTCAGAATTGTTCATAAACAGTTGTTTCTCTATTATCATTCTTAGAAATTGTAACTACGATGTCCAATGGCATTACCCCAATATGCTAGTTACTTTGTAAAATAAAAAGCACCCTAATCGGATGCCTACACTGGATTTCTTAAGTATTTAGTTTTCTCTTCATTTCTTCGTTGAAGTCTACTTTTACTGCAAATATTTCTGCACTCATTTCCATTGATAATGGCGTATGAACAACTAATTCAATTTTATACCAATCAACATCAGTTGATAAATATTCACCTTCAACTGGTATCCTGTCAAAATCAAAATATCTGTTATCCCAATTTACATCACCAGCATCATGAAGATGTACAAATACACTTTTCATCATAACCACCTCCCACCCAATCATAAACCAGAAGATGAAATATATGTAATAACTATCTGCTCTCAAAACCACACCAAACTCCGCCCTATCGGTTACTAGTACATGCCTGCGCTCCTCGGTATCTAATGTTCCTGATAAACCTGGTCACCCGTAAACCAATCCTTTTTATTTGTATGGCTGTTTGATGCAGTTTTCAAAGCAAAAGAAAAAGCCCTTTGAAGGGCTCTTAATTACGTGCAATTGAAGCGTTAGCCCACATTACAGCAGTTTCGAGGTTAGTGATAGCTACTGATCTTTCACGACTGTTTGGACACACTTCATCGATTAAATAAGCAAGCTCCTTCGCTTTTTTGCGAATAGCCTCATACTTTGCTGGTTGCCCCTCTTTCGGACTGTGATACTTAAAGTTGTTTTCGATTTGTGGATTCACTGGACGAGGCTTAAAACCTCCATTTGCTAAACATTCTGGACAAAATTCTGTTTCTGCCTGATTATTGCATTCAATTGAAAAGCATTTGTTTTTGTTACCCATTAATTACATTCCTCCTTTTCTTTAGCAAAAGAAAAAGCCTCCATCCTAAGATGAAAGCTTTGCTATTGTGGTAAATTGCCGAGTGCTCTTTTCCGACTCGTGGTAGAGCCACACCACGTTATTTTGTAACGAATTGTGTTCTAATTTTTAGAGTGCATTTCTGTGCACTTTGTTGATGTAGTAAGTTTGACTGAAATTATGGAAAGTGGACGAAGTTCGCATATAAACCACTCCTTTATTTAAAGAAGATTTGAATTGAAACAAATATTGAAAATAAAAATACCCCAATATGGAACCAACCAGAAACTTTTCTCTCTCTTTGAAATTCTTTTATTCCAAGAACTAAAATCAATAATCCTAAGAAGAATAACACTAGGAAACTCAACTGGTAATCACTTGTTATCATTGAGTAAGTTGAGAGTGATACTACTATGATTGAAAAAATAATTTGTAATATTGTTAGCAAATTTACCATCACCTTTTAAATATTGTAGTTTGATTATACAATACAAAAGACGATATGGATATAATTACCATCTTTTTATAGGCCGGCCATGTATGTCTTGCTCCGAACGAATTTGCTCGGCGCAGGTCGGTCGTCGGTCTGTCTTTCCCTAATATTTAGGTTTTGGAAAATACCAAGAGAGGAAAACCTTACCGCGCCGACCTACCTCCGAGTTTACAATGGATTTTTTGTTTCTCAAACTATTAAACTTCTCCGTCATTTGATACACATGCAACAAATGATACATTTGCATCATGAGTACAATCCATGATACAAAATAAGACAGAATAATACCCCAATTACACTTGGCAATTGGGGTATTGATTATTTGCGGTTAGCTAAAAAAATTAAAAGTAATATCCAACCATATGGGATAATTATATGAATAAATAAAATACTAATTATATTACTCATTTTTAACCCCTCCTCTCATTTAAATTAAATTCGAGGAATAAGATTGAACTTAGTGTCTGGGCATTTGTGAAATACCCATGTTGAATTGAGTTTTATATTTCTGAATTATAAATTATTCTAAATTATAATCATTAAAAGATAAAGTAAAATCTGTTGATTAAACCATCTGATTTAAAATATTATTTCTCACCCTAGCAATAGTTGTGCCAGATAACCTCATGAGCTTTCCAATAGCTCGCATGCTATCCCCATCAAGCAGTCTATGCAAGACTTCAATCTCTCTATCACCTTGCACCAATGGAATACGCTTTTGCACTTCTGCAATCTTTTGCTCATATTCCTTAATACGATAATTTAACGAATATACACGACGTTGTACTTCTGTAAACACTGGATCACTTGTACCTCCGCTTGCCTTTGGTAGAGTTGCTTCAATACCATACATAGCTGTTTTCGCCCCAATGTAACTATTGTTATTTACCTTTGCTACTGGCTGCCGTGCTTCCTCAATCGTTTCAACCATCCATCGATAATTTCCAATCCACTGTAACAAATTCTCTTTCGTAACTTTAATTTGCCCTTGATTCATAGGTTTGCCCTCCTATACCAGCTATTAGTAGTTGTGCTATAATGACTCTGTCAAGCCATCAAAGGGCATAAACCAATTAGAGCTGTAGCGTGTGACGACGCTACGGCTTTTTCGTGCTTTCAAACTAATAATTTGTTATAATTTTCTAAAATTGAAAGAAGGTGAAATATGGATAAGTTATTTTCTTTAATAGATACAAACCCCTTCCAATTCTATTTAGCATGTATAATCATTGCGGGGTTTGTGGGTCTGGCTATACGGTTTATTCGTAACTCTTTTGAAGCCTTACTAGAGTTCGCACTGTCATTCAGTGTCGTTCGGTATACCGTTCTCGCATGTCTATTAATCTTTGTTGTTAAAACGTTAGTCTGGTAGAAGATTTCTATCAGACTAACTATTTTTATCATATTGCGCAGTAACTACACAACTGCACTGGCATAAGCGATTTCGCACAATATGCCACACTCGCCCATGACTTCAACTTCAATTCTTCCTCGTTCTGGGTCTAACTCGTCTAAGTAAAACCCTTTAATGCAAATGTCCGTAAGGAGACATTCTACCAATTCAAGAGTTCATCCGTGTCCAGAATCCAAACAAAATGATATAATAGAAATTTCTTAATACTTCAACATGCTCTAGTTAAATCTGTTTTAAAATAATGTACCAATATCAAATAAAGAAAAGGAGGCACCAACAGAACAGGTTTTTACCCGTTTGTTAGTGCCTCCGGTATTTTCCGTAAAAGCATAATTTTCCATTATTATTATTAAACATGATTACATAAATCTTAAAAGTTTATAATATACTCTCTTTGATTTTATCTATAATTGATTTTCCTATTTTTTCAAAGAATTCATTCTCTATTTTTTTACTCCATTCTCCATTTTCTTTATCCAGATGGTAGCTTTCAATAATTTTAGGTAATATTTCTAAATAAAGTCTTAATAATATGTTACTTTCTCTCTCATTTAAGGGTTGGAACATAAAATCACCTGTATATGTATCTATATCGATCTCTAAATTACCCTTTAAGTTTATAGAAAAATCTAGTACATCTTTATAATAATCAACTTGTGCTTTTATATAATTTATTTCATTTTCATTTTCAACCTTTGCCTTATTTTCAAATAAGAATGCTAAGGTGCTCAACTGATTCATAATTAGATTTCCTGTACCAATTATTTCAGCAAGCCTATCTTTGCGAGCACCTTTAAAACCAATTATTTTAGTCAATATTAGTTTATAGTTTTTTGAAATTGAGTTTGTTCCTTTGTCATTCATTACTCTATAAATCATCCAAGTAAATAGGTCTTCTTCAAAATCAATTTTTGACTCAGTTATCTGCAAGTTCTTAGTACAATTATTTAATTTTCTTAGAATAGTTTTAGTATTGCTATTGTATGATCTATTAATAATAAATTGCGTTCTATGCCCATCTGAAAATATTAAAACTTTTACTTCTATTTCCTGAATACGATTGGTCTCTATATCATCTGTTTCAGAACCAGATTTAATTTTTTCAAAAATAAACTTCATTACATTATAAATTATCGGAGTATTATTAATCGAAATTTCTAGATTTTCTTCAAATTCTTTACTAATCTCAAATTTAAGAGGTTTATTAGGATTTAATGGATCATACTCAACACTATGCCATAGCTTGTAGTTCAACATATTTTGAATGATACTATCCATATCGTTGATCTCTTGATCATTATTCCATCTTGAATACATCGTTTTCCCCCTAACTTAATTTAATTTTTATAGTTTTGCTATTATGTTTAATAAATGCTTTTTGAATATAATTTAATTTTAGTTCTTGATATACTTCTTCTTCATTTTTTTTCACACTACTTGTTCTAATTAAATCAATAAATATAACCCTCTTAAATTTAATTTTTTCTCGGTTCTTAGTAATTTCATCTATCGAAATCAACAATACATTATTTTCTACTTCCTTAATATAATGTAAATTTTCAGGCTGAACATCTAGCCATTCTGGAAAAACTATTTTCAACTCTTGTTGAAGTTCTCTTCTTTTCCCTTCTATTTCTATATTTAAAAAAGCTCTAACTGGATCATCGGTGTTTAATACAATAGTATCTGATTCATCTCTCATACTAACAATTTTAGTATCTATGAATAATCTATTAGAGTGAAATAAATATAGAATAATTGAAATAAAAATACTTACCAATATTTGCAACAAACTAAAATCTATTAACCAATGAATTCTTGAATATTCTTTAATAGACCCAAATAAATTTGTAATATTTAAATTAATTGATAATAAGCCAATAACAATTAGAAGTATAACTATATTTCTTATATTTCTGTAAATTTCTTTTTTAGTTTCTTTTTTTAGTTCATTCATAAAAATATGATATGAGCACCGGTTTAATTATTTTACTAAAGAAATTATTAATTTCACTGCGACCATACAATACACCATTAGACATTAGTGTAAATTTATTACCATCACAGTATAAAGTTATAGAATTTATATCTATACAAGAGGTATCATTTGTCCACTCTAATTGTTCTTTTAGTCTTATAAATAAAAGCGGATTCTCACGTATTTCTCTCACTAATTTTTCTACATTATCACTTAGATCTTCATCTGTACTCTCAGACATTTCTACATTCATTAAAATACCTTTTTTTAACAAAACTGATTCAATTATTTGTAGCATTATCTCAGAATTTACTATCAATTGTTTATAACCAGCTTTTCGTGCTTCATTTATTATTTCATAGTATCTTTGTTCACTAGGTTTATACTTCTTAATTATAAATTCATCATGTTTCTTCCTAAACATCTTTCCATATGTATCCATTATGTGCTCCCTCCTTTCCATTTATAATATATATTACCTATTTAATTTTGTCACTACACATAAAATAAGTTAAAAGAGTTCTTTTTTGGAAAATAAATTTATTCAAAAGTAATGTTATTTATAAAATCCATTTAGTCAACGTCAATTTTCAAATTTAATTTCTGTATTAAATTCTTTTCTACAGGAAGCGCATTTACATTCATATATTTGAATTAAATTATTCCCTTCTTCTATTTCTATAACTGGCTCGTAAAAGCGATATAAGTTTGATTCACTACAATAAGGACACTTTTCAGAAGTTGTTAAACTCCCTCCTTGTTTATTTGGTTCGTCGCTATTCACAGAATAGATAGTTCTAATTTCACCTGCAAATTTATCGTTAAATGGTACTAAATAAGTCATTTTATGTTCTCCTTTCTTTTATACACATTTCCCTATACCACTAAATCCCATACATCTCTTATGAATAAATATATTATTCAAAGTTTCTTTCGATATTCCCACAATCACAAAAAAGAACATACGTTCTTATTTCATTATACAAACACACGTTCTTATCCGCAACATGAATTTCCTTTTCATACTTCGATGTTGATGAATTTTACTTATCCACAAAATCTTTTTATTTCTTAAGTACCCCAACACGTCTACGCTTGCTTTCGCTCACTTCAAACACTTTGCCATGTTGCCACTGGATAGAGTCTTGTCCATACTCTTTAGGCTCTAAAACCTCTACAATTGCCCCTTGTTGAACGATGTAAACACCATCGCCTAATGCCCCTAAATTAACTGTATTGCCCATATTAGCCCCTCCCTGCTATAATTTCCGTACTGTAAATTGTTAGAACGTTTAAATGTAAAATACTATTCAACCATACCCAACGCTATCCACTCCAAATTCCCCAATAAATTGTTCACCACAAATCACTCTAATAACACCAATGCCTACCATAATAAAATTTCAATTCACTTGGCATTTATTCTATCCTCCCAACATTTCAAGTATTTTTTGTCTTTCAGCCTCAAAGTCTAACGTAGAATTTTTAGGTTCGGAGAGGTGTTCTTTTTCATTACGATTATCGAACCATTCAGGAACTACTTCAGTTCGTCTATTTTGCTTATTGTTTTGTTGAGGTCTAGCTCGTTGTTGAGCTTTTACCTGCTGACTCTTCCAACGCAAATCTTCGGCCTCAACTGCTTCAAGTGTTAAGAGCTTTTTATTACGCCAATCTTTTAAGATAGTTTCAACGTAACCCCAGTTAGTTTTTCCGTTCAAAATTGCTTTCTCCATAGCTTTTATTACTAAGGGCTCTGAGAGATCTTTAATCCATGAGTCGATTTTGTACACGATTAGAGAACCTAATGCTCCAAAGTGATTTTGTTCGTAAAAGGCAAATGCATTTTGTGGAGTTGTAGTTGAAGACTTTGAAGCTGCGTATGCAGGCTCCTTATCATCATCATTATTATTTAATGTATTAGTATTTAGTGAATCAGTACTTAGTGTATTAGTACTTAGTAGTTGCGGATTTTCCGTGAACGGTTTATCCGTCGACGGTTTTTCCGTTAGTGGTTTTCCCGTATACGGTTCATCCGATGATGGATTATCCGTAAGTGGTAAATCCATGTACGGAACTTCATACACAATGGTAACGTAATCAAACTTCCCACCTTCAACACGTCGTCGTTCTTTTTTTACATATCCAAATTTCTGTAGCTCTCTTAATCCAGCAGTAAACGAGTCCTTGCCATCTTTTGCCCATTGCTGCATTTCCTCGTTATAAAATGTCCAATCATCAGGCTTAGATAGCATGAATACATGTATTGCTTTAGCTTTCCAACTCAATCTTGTATCCTGGATGGAAGTATTGTTAATGATTGTATAATCTTTATTTTTTTCTACTCTTACGATGCTTCTACTTTCCATCGTTGTCCCTCCTATATGCTTTCATCATTCTAATAAATAGCCAACTTTAATTGTTTTAGTAAGTTGTTTAGTCATACGACAATATTCGCATTTTTCACATCGTACTGGCTCTTTTCTAGAGCTTTTAGCTTCAATAATGCTAGGTAACATGGTTTTTACATACTCAAATTCAAAATCAAAATCAGGTATTTCAAACTCCAATATTTCCTTATCCGGAGGTGTTTCCTTAGTTACCACAACGAGATAGGGATCATAATACTGTCCTGTGTTTTGATAGATTATTTCGCGATAAATTGCCATTTGTAGTACATAATCATAAGCCTCAACGAACGAAACATACTTATTGTACTTTTCACTCCAATACCGTTTATAAAGGCTCTGAGTGGTCTTTAAATCACTGAATGATTTACGGTCATGGTGTATAGAGTCAACTTTGACTTTCCAAGGTACTCCAAAAAGCTCACCTGTAAAAATAACTTCTTTTTCACCTTCAAGAGCAAACATTGCAAATCGGTCATTTTTTAAAGTTTCTATCATACTTTCTGCTTGCTCAAAGTCAGCGTATTTTCCTCCACGACTTTTAAAAATGCTGTCATGATGTTTCTCACAAAACTGGGTAAAAGCTTGGTCACTTTCGAAAGCTGCGTGTGTGTAGGAACCAACAATTAGGGCTGTTGATGAAGGACGAATAAACTCGCCCTTCAACTCAGCCACAAAGCTTGCTTCACATTTCACAGCACTTTTAAACTGAGATACTGACATATAGTATTGATTAGCCTCATTTGAGTGGTAATTCTGTCTGTTCAATTGGAATGACTGTATCATCTTGCTTCACCTCAGATTTTGGTTGTTCTTGTGATTTTTCAAACTCAGCAACTAAGGAACTTTGCTTCTGTTTAGCTGTATCTTTGTCAAACCAATCTTCTACCTTTGTCATACCATCACATAGAGAATTGTAGATTTTGCCCAAATCAATATAATCTCTTTCTGTAAATTCACTAGTTTTATAACCAAACTTTTCTTCAACCATTTCTTGTGTGACTTTGAAATATTCTTTTAGCATTTTTAAAGCATTTGCTAGTCGATCTTTTAGTGGCTCAGTGTTATTCCCTTGTAATGTCAACTCACATTCTTTTAAAGCTCTTTCAACGATGTCACCTGGAATGATGCCAAGAATACATGCTCTTAGTCTACGAGAACCATCATTTGCAACCTTTTCATAAATATCACGTGGATCAGAGAATGTTTTTAACCCATTTTTTGTTTTTATTGAGTGTTTAACTGTAAAAGTTTTTTCTTGTCTTGTATTTGTTTCTAGATCCCAACAAAATGCCATAGCTGTTGATTCACCATTTCGTTGTTCTAATTCTTTAACACCAAAAGAAATATTCCCCCAATTTTGCGCTAAAACCTCTGCAAGCCGAATTGAAGGTCCAGTAACATTTGTACCTGCTCTTGGATACGAATACATTGCTGACTCTGCAAGTGAGAAGCGTTTGCAAGCATCTAGGATTCTTCTCTCAGCTTCGTAATAATTTCTTGGATAAGACTTTGCCATAAATATTTGTCCTTTCACTTCCTCCATTTCACGAGAGAAACTAACTTGTGTTAGTACCCCTCCCCCTTGCGATGATTGATAGGAAGTAGGGTTGTGAAATTGATCAGTTAAGTTACTCATTGAAATTCCTCCTATAGTGCGCTATAATGACGCTAATAATGTTTGTTTAGACCACTCTGCCAAGTGGTTTATTTTTTTGTATGAGCAAAGCCATAATGCTTTTCCACATACTCAATAACCTTTGAATCACTCATGTCGTAAGTTGTATAGTCCTTATATCCAGCAGCCAAATAATCACTGATATTGTCAATGTGAATCAATGCATCACCTATCTCAAAATACACATCACCACAAGCTATAAAACTACCAAAATCATCGTGCATTTCAAAAGATACAGCTGGCTCATAAGGTGCATCTGGATAATCAATACGCCCTAGTACCATTGGATTTTCTATTTCCATAAGTGTTCTCATGCAATCGCCTCGTCCTCTCTTTCCCAGCAGATAAATGCAATACCTTCCTTAATAATTCGGAATTGTTTCCAATGTGCATCGTCATAACCTAACGTGCTCTCAATTTCACAGACACCAAGTTTTTGAATAGCTTCTTTTGTGTGCAATTGAACAAGAACATTAATATGATGTGTGGTACTAGCACAGTATTCTAAATTAAGAACATTCTCAGGAGCTACACCGTATTGCTCCAAAATCTTTGGCAATTTAGCAATCTTAGATAATGCATTAACTAATTTCATACATATCAACCCTTTCGTCTATTTGATGGAAAAGCCTGTCGCCATACGCAAACTTTGATTCTCGAGTTTTTTCACCGCCTTCAGTGAAATACCACGTTTGGTTAAATCATTTATTAACCCTCCAAAACTTCTGTTGTCCTGCAGTTGGACCTCTAGGCGTCTAATAGTATATTGTGCCTGTGTTATCCGCCATGCACATTCTGCAGCCAGGTGGTATGTTCCTTGTTGCTCATGAAATTTTATAGCAGCTCGTAAATCCTCTATACATGCTTTCTTTGCAGCAATTTCTAGTTCCAGCTTCGTTACAATGTTCATAGAATAAATGCCTCCTACCAATGCTTATTAAGATTTTTATAATAATCAAAGAGCCCTTTTTTTCTTAGAGAAGTTACTTTAGTTTGAACAGTATGTTCTGTTCGCCCAATAGCAAATGCTATAGTCCTCGTATGGTCGACCTCATAAAATTTACATATATATTCGAGTTCACTTTCTGAAAAAGGTTTTCCATGCGAAAAATGAAACTCTGGGTGATACCGCATACGCCCAAAATTGTCATAGCTAATTGCTGTGTTCTCCATTGTGCTCCCCTCTTTCTAAACCTTGATGAACTAAAGTCCAAAGATCGCGAAGGGGCTTATCACCATTGCCCCACATCCGCAATATTTCGAGCGCTAAAGCCTCATTCTTGTTTGATAACTCAGTTAGCTTTTCAGGTAAAAATGCGCGAATTTTAACTAACTCCATATTTATAGTGTTTTTCATTGTTCTGACTCCTTTCTTAAATCATCCAAACTCACTTCTAGAGCATCTGCAATTTTACACATTACTCGAAATGTGGGATTAGGATTATCACTGTTTTCTATCATTTGGAGAGTAGATTCATTTATCCCTGATAGTTTTGCAAGTCGATATCTTGATAGATTGCGATACTCTCTTAGCTCTTTCAAACGAATACCCAATATATAGTTCACCTCCCATTTGATTACAACAATATAATGTGATATATTAATAAAACAGAACAAATGTTCTTTTCTAAATAGAAAGGAAGTGAATTACTTATGGCTAATAAGAAACAAACATCTAAAAGTATTGCTAGTAAGGCTAGTAAAATTTTAAAAGACGGTCGATACAGCAAAACTGCTAAATCTGTTGCTGGCTCGGCATTAGCTCAAACTAAGAAGAAATAACCTTGAAAGTTTGAGTTACCTGTATGGAAATAATCATTTCTCTTTGTAGAAAAACAGTGTAGTTGCTTGCATTTACTCCAATAAATTGACCAGGAGCTACACTGTCTACCTCTTGCGGTATGTTATTAAAAAGCTCCACATCCTCATACTCATCGCCATTTACAAGAATCAAACGCTTGACTTTCACTTATACAAGTCCCCCCTTCTCCTGATTAACGTTTCCACCGTTATTTATTAGCTACAAGTCCAATGCTAGTTCATCGGCTTCCAGCTCAGCACATGTGTTACTAGTTTGGTATAATTCACCTGTAGAAGGCGAGGTGAATATATATGAAATTAAATTTTGATGCTATTCGAGAACTACTACTTGTAATTGAAGAACAGCCAAGGAACATTAATCTTAACCAAGTTATTTCTGACACAAGACTTAAAGAGTTTGAACCAAATGATCTAGGTTATGCGCTTGAAAAAATGATTGAGTCTCGTTTGTTAATTGGACAAGTAGCAAAATCTAAAATGGGTATCAACTTCTATATTGATTCCATAAGTCTTGAAGGGCATCGCTTTATTGATACAATCCGTAATGATACTCTATGGAATAAAACCAAAGCAGTTATGACACGAACAGGAGCAACAGCTATCAGCATACTTATGTCTACTGCATCGGATATTTTCAATAAATACATTTCAGATATCATCTAGTCCAGCAACGTCAGCATAAAAAGTTAAAGTCACTGTAGAAAATTTAGAAACACCGGAATTCAGTGTGACATCTAATAGCCTGTGAATAAGAACTCCGTCTATTTGAATACCTTTGCCAATAGATACTTTATTGAGTTTTGAATCGAAATCATAAATAGCTTTACCTACCTTACTCGTTGCACCAACAACCTGTGAGGATTTTTTATTTTCTTCCACCATCTCACCCCCTCTTAAATCAAATTTTGTTGCAATTAATGACTAGCTCGTACAAGATAATTCACGATTCATTAAATTACCGCTAAAAGCGTTATGTGGTCCAAAAAAAATATAATCTAATGGACAAACATATAGTTCTGATACTTTTTTCATCATATCGAAAGTGATTTCGCTAGAATCAACTTCTAACTTTCTCAATGTCATAACGCTAATACCAAGATGCTTAGCAGCTTCATCTTGGCTCAGATTAAGACGTACACGTAAACTTTTTAATGTTTGTTTTACATAAATGGGTACAATTTTTTCCACTGTTGCCACCTCCTATTAGTTTTGTTGAATTCAATATATCACGCTAAAAGCGGTAAATCAACTTATTTTTTTCTAAAAGCGGTATATTTTTTCTAAAAAACACATATTATTGTGTACTTTATATGCTAAAAGCGTTATCATTAAAAATATAAGGAGGTGAAAACAATTGAAAGATACTACGAAACTAGTTTTTTCTAAGAATTTAGAATCTCTACTATCTAAAACAGGTAAAACGGTGAGTGATTTATCTAACGATATAGGTATCTCTTATTCCACTGTTTCTGATTGGAAGAATGGAAAAAAGATGCCTAGAGGTGGATCCTTACAAACGTTAGCTGATTATTTCAACGTAAATCTATCTTCATTGCTAGAAGAAAAGAAGACTAATTTAATAGAACTTTCACAACCATCGTCAGAATATACTTATTTCCCTGTGCACGCTTCAGCAGGTGTCCCAATACGAATTGATAGTTTAACGGATGCAGAGACTATTACAATTCCAGACGCAGTTTTAGGTAGACATGCTGGAGATGATGAACTATTTTTTATGCGTGTAAATGGAGATTCGATGAATAAAGTAATACCTCATCAATCTCTTATTGGTGTGAAACCTATTCAAATTAATGAACTAAAAGATGAAGATATCATTGTGTATAGTGATGGATATAACTACTCAGTCAAAAGGTTTTATCGAGATGGAAATCGGTTAATTTTTAGACCTGAGTCATATGATGCTAGCTTTACTGATTACACGGTTAGCGAACCATACGAGGACTTGAGATTACATGGCAAAGTTGTTATTTATATTGTTAACTTAGATTAATACTTAACGTTAAGCATTAAACCAAGAAAAGAGCAGACTCATTTGTCTAGCTCTTTTCTTATAAACTTCGAAAGGAGATTAAACTGAAATGACCGTAAAAGAAACTGCAGCCAAAAATATTTTACGTGTAGCTATATACGTTCGTGTATCTACCCGCAATCAAGAAGACAAATATAGTTTAGCTGCCCAAGAACATGATTTAGTAGAATATGCCTACAAACAAAACTGGCATATCGTTGAAGTTTTTAAAGATGTAGAAAGTGGCGCAAAGTTCGATAAAAAAGGATTAACAGCTTTAATGGATTGTGTAGATGATGGCCTAGTAGATATTGTACTAGTAGCTGATCAAGACAGGTTATCACGCTTAGATACATTGAATTGGGAAGAATTAAAATTAGTGTTGCGTGAAAATAATGTAAAAATTGCAGAACCAGGCTTAGTTATTGACTTAGAAAATGAAGATGATGAATTTCGTTCTGATTTATACAACATCATTGCGAGACGAGAGCGTCGTTTATTTCGTAGGAGATCCCAACGAGGATTACGCCAATATGTACGCGAGGGCGGAATATACGGACGTGTGCCATTTGAATATATTTATAACAAGGAAACAAAAGAAGTATCCCTTAATGAGGAATTTTCTTGGGTTATATCATTCATCGATGAATTATTTTTACAAGGATATGGCCCCTCAAGTATTGCTAGACGCTTGAATAAAATATCACGAACACCAAACGGTGCTAAATGGCATGCCAACACAGTGTACCAAAGATTATTAAACCCAGCTTACTGTGGTGAGTACAGCGTAACATTTATGAATGGTGAAACGATTACCATTAAGAAGAAATATCCCATATTGCGAACAGTAGAAACTTTTGAGCGCATACAACGCATCATCGAAACAAATGCTAAGCCATTCTCTACAACCCGAAAACATCATCATCCATTAGCTAAGCTGCATATCTCATGCTCTGAATGTGGACGTAAAATATCTTTACAGCAAGGCGATAAATCACAATACGGTGGATATAGATGGTATTTAGCACATAATAATGGATTAGCTGAGCCTTGCCCCTACGATCCGAAATATAACGCTGTTCGCATTACTAGACCCCTTGTATTGGCAGTTAAAAATATTTTGCTGAGCGAAGAAACTGCGAAAAGATATCTAGATATTGAATTCAAAGACGAATCTCAAATTACCCAGCTGGAGCAACAAGCATCCAATATACAAAAAATGATGAGCGATAATAATGGGAAAATTGATAAGTTGCTTGATTTGTATTTAGATAGCAAGCTGACAAAGGAAAAATATGAGGAAAAAACAAAGTCAATCGAAACAGAAAATGCGAATTTAAAAGCGAGCTTTGATGAATTGAACATGAAAATAGATTTGATGAAGGATGAGAAATATAGTTATAATGTGTTGCTTGATAATTTAGCAGTAGTAGAAGAACATTTGTCGACTATCTATCGCATTGACACAGAATACAGCGAGAAAGATAAAGAGGATTTAATATCAGCACTGTTTGAATATGCACTACTCTCACCAGCTGATAACACCATCACGTTTAAATTTACTACAATCAATGATTTCCCTATTGATTTAAAGATTAATATTGATGAAACAAATCTGGAATATGAAGAACGGTTATTACAACAACAAAGAGAACGTTACGAAGCTACACAAGCTATTTTGGATGCACAGCCTTCTCCAATATCATTTATGGAGTTAAAACGACTGTCTGGACTGAATGCACAAACTTTGCGACTAGATGAAGAACGCTTCGGACCCTATTCAAATTTAAAACTAGGTAAAGGCAGCCCTGAACGAAAAGCAGAAATTATTGAAGGTATTAAAAGGTTAATTACTTTCAATCCAAACATGACTAGTATAGAGATTGCTAAAGAATTGGGTAGTTCACAGGGCACCATACTAAAATATATAAGAGAAAATAACTTGCGTGAAGGTAGACAGCACAAGGGTTGA